TTCATTTTCAGTACCCGGCATGCCCTGAATATAGGTCTGCGCCTGAGTTCCCGGACGGAATTCCCAATTAACACCGCTGAAGTTGGCGGATCCATCGCTGTTTTTTAAAGGGGTTCCTTCAAGGAAGATTGTCTGGTCTGTCAAGCCGCCGCCAAGCTCCCCCTCTCCCAGTGCGATGAGAATTTTTGCTTTAGCAACTGACTGCAGATCATCAGGCTGCTCAACCGGCGTGCGGGATGAAGAACTGCCGCCCTTGCGGCCTTTAATTGGTGTAGGGGTCGCCATATTTCACCCATAAAAAAAGGCCGCCAAATGGCGACCTTAACGGTGGAGAGGTGGAGTTATTTACTGCTGATCTTCGACGTAGATACCAGCAGAGATGATTGCGCCGCCAATTCGCGGGCTGCCATACGCCAAAGCTACCGGGTAACCCTGCGCGGCGGTATTGGTCACGCTGCCGAACGCATATGATGCCTTGTTATCAGCATCCTGTTTGCTGGCCAGGCCTTTTGTCTGAGGAGAAAGCATCTGGATGACGCCGCCGATTGCCATTGATGCACCTGCTGCAATCATGCCCATGCCAACGGCTGACGTTGTGCCAAACGTAAAGTAACCGGCAACCACCAGGATCGCGCCCGCTATGATCTGCAATAATCCGGCCTGTTTACTGCCGATGATAATTGGCGCAATGCGGATATCTCTGTCGCTGTTATCTGCGTCAAGCTCACTAATTGTAAGGTTAGTGGTGCCACTGAAGACCGCATAAGCAAGCCCTTTACGCTTACTGCTATTAACGAAAGGTTCAAATCCGGGAATTAATACGGATAGTGCCTTAAATGCTTCTTTGGGGGTTGATACAGCTAATCGATGAACGCGGCCAAAGGTAGCCCCAAGCACGCCATACAGGCGCACTGTTCTGATTTTTTCCTGCATATTCCACCTATAAAAAAACCACCTTAAGGTGGTTGCTTTTTTGAAACTATTTTTATGGTCTTTGCGAAGATGTTAGGATTAACTTCCCCTCAGAGTTCCACACATCTAAACTAATAGAAGCTCCAGAGTTTGAATTAGTCACTAGTATTTTAGCCTTACTTCCTTTTATTCCTTTCATGTCGAAAGTGAAGTACTTCGTGCCCTGATAAAATGAAGAGTCCAATGTTTCTTTATAATATGACTCACCATCCATAACCAAAGAAACATCACTACCAGCAAGAGAGATTTTTGCATGGTGCCATTTACCACTTCCCAACTGGTCCCCACCTGTAACCTCACAATCAACGGATACACTGCCACTTTTGCAATCAAAACGAGCTTGTTCACGCTTAGTTTCAGTGTTGGGGTTTTCAACTCCCTTCGCCGACTTCTGATCATCACAACCAGCAACCAAAGAAAGTGCAACAGCAACTAATATCGAGAATTTCACATCCCTATCCCCACAAGTAAGTATGGCGATAATCCTAAAGCGGATCTGAGGCAATGGGAAGAGGAAAACCCGCAGTTAAGCGGATTTGGTTGTGTGCTTTAGGTTAGCGAGGTAACCGTACCTGTCGCATTAATGCCCAATCCCATAACGTAATTTGAAGCAACTAATAAAAATGCAATAACCATGTAATGAAGTGCGCCCATATTAACCCCCTTGCTTTGAAAATAAATTGGTAAACTAACTACCACGTACATGAAGAAAACTGCCAGTGCAAAAAGGGAGAGCACATACAACAGAGCAGGAGTTGAACCTACACCCACCACCGCTAACCTAAAGCACTGCGATTATAGCGTGTGGCACGACCACGCGCAAACCAGTGAAAAACATTAGCACTGATCATCTATCAGGATAGAATTGTCTGGGATGTTAGGTTAAGCTGGTTTCATAAAAAAGGAATAAAAAGGAAAAAAATATGCATCCCACCCTATTACTATCCATAGCATCTACTGGTGTTCACATTGATCTATCTGGCCAGTCATGCCATCCAGATTTATTATTAGAATTGATGGCTGTTGTAGTTAAAGCTGATGGGCACTTGAGCGTTAAAGGAGTGCATCCTGACTTAATGGTTAAATTAGCAAAAATTGGTGGTAAACGATTGACAATAAAATGGGGCGAAAACTAACTTAGTTGCATAGCCTCAGAATGTAACAAGATTACGCAGCTAGAGCATGCGCCAATGCCGAACTACTTTCACCGTTCTATCCCGCCAGTAGCCGCCATATGGCACTCGCTGGCTCAACAGGCCGTACATGTGGTGCAGCAACATGTTATCAGCTAACAGAACACCGGCGTGGTTAGCGACTGGTGCCTGAACCTGCATAATGATCAGGTCTCCAGGCTGAGGGTCTCCGCTAAACTCCCTGAAACCGCAATCGTACCAGTTGTCGAGATAGTGGTTCTCTTTGCCACTCTCCCACCACGGATAATCCAGCCGGTAATCAGTTAGCTCTATGTCGTGCTGCTGACGGAAGTAACTCATCACCAGTCCCCAGCAATCTGTATGCCCCAGCACAAACTGCCGTTCGAGCAGAGGGAGTTCACCCCGCGGCTGGATAGTACGCAGGTCACCCTCTGGCCAACTGACGATATGCCATGGCATTTCCGTCGCATCGCACTGCGCTTTATCCAGTTCGCTGGGTTGGGTAGTTGCATCCGGATGGCTGTGAACGATCGCCGTAATGCTTCCCCAGTCCTCCGCCGCTGCGTAATCCTCCGGGCAAAGGTGGAAATCATCTTCTGGCTTTTCAGCCAAGTTCCTGCATGGGAAATAGCGCTCAATCCGGCTTTTCTGCGCTATCACGCCGCAAGATTCTGCCGGATAGCACTGCCGGGCATGTTCAAAAATTGCCTGTTGGGTTTTCTCACGCATAATCAGCCTTTGATCAGGGAGGTACCGGGGAAGCCACCGAACGGAAGGGGGTTATTTGCGCCAAAGCGTGGCTTGCACCCGGTGTTCAGCGTGCCGTTGCATACATCCTGCGATGGGTCATCCACCGGGTTACCGTGCTTATCGAAATATTTGGTACCGGCGTAGTCACAGCCATCGCCCGTGCGGTATTTTCCGCGAATGCACCAGGTGCATAGTGAGTGCAGCTGGCGCGTGGGGATCATCAGCCCCTGCAAGTCCATGGGGCTGCTCAGGGTGAATTCAATCGACAGGTTGGTTTCCTGACTTTTGCTGTCGATGTAGAACACCTGCACTTTTTCCTGAGTGGGATCTGCTGATTTATTACCCTGCAGGAAATTTCGCGCATCCAGATACTGTACCAGCGTGTCGTGAATGGTCACTTTAGCCTGAAGCATATCGTCGTAAGCAAGGCACAACGCGGTGATCGAGCTGTTTACGTTCGCCACCGTCAGCTTTGGCTGCGCACTGGTGCCGCTCGTCGACATTTCAATGCCGGTTACCTGGCACGGCCACGCCGTATACTCATTGCCCTGCCACCAGATGGCCTTGGGTGCCAGTTTGGTTTCATCGCCAGCTGCTGCAGCGATTTCTTCCGGCGTGTGAAATAAGGTTTCCGCATGGAAGCGCAGAAGACCTGCACCAAACGCACTGCCATCCATTTCGAAAAGCCTGACCCAGTTTCCCGGCTCCAGTTTTTGCAAGTCACTGTTAATTGGCATAGGTTTCCTAAACTGAAGGTGATTGCTCGAAGGTACCCACCACGGTCATAGTGATTCCACCAGCAGGCATAGCGCCTATGGAGTCTTTAACAACGCGATATAAACCCGGAACACCGTATGGAGGAGTCCAGATAAACGCTTTGACGGTATGGTTGCGCATAAAATTGAGGATCGGTAACATGTCCTGCTCGCGGCCAATAAACGTGAGAGGCCAGCTTTGCGTTTCAGGATTTATACCGTCTCCTGAAACCTGCTTGTAGCCATCTCCAAGTTGTACCTCTCGGATGCGATGGCTGTATTGCCCCTGAGGCTGGTTCTGTGTCTGAGTTCGCCAGGTGAAAGTATCGATAGCCATTTCCCCTCCGGGAAGAAATGCCCGGTAAACCGGGCGTTAACGCGTCTGCATTGCCTGCCAGATGATGCCACCCTGCCGGGTCTGCTTCTGGATACCGTCCGTCACAGCGCGGTCAACCGTCTGCTGATACGCTTTGGTCAGCGCGGCGTTCTGACTGGCTGATTGCTGCTGATCACGGCCAGTGTTCACATTGACAATTGTCTGCACATTAACCCCGGCCGTACCGCTGGATGACGCGCCATACATCATCCCTGCCCCATCAACA